GACTGGGCGCTGTTGGAGTTGGTGGAGCAAAAGATAAGCTCGGCCCCGTTCGACAAGACGATGGGGTTGCCGGTCAGGGTGACGCCGAGGAAGGTCTGAGCAATCTTGCAGATATAGGAGCGGAACACCTCCGCCTGGGCCCGGGTGGCTGAGAGGAATATCTGGTTGCCACCGGTCAGAATGGCATCTTCCAGCGCCTCGCCGGCGAAGTAGTAGGTCATGCCGATCTGGCGTGACTTGAGGATATTGCGGGTGCGCGGCAAGGACGGATCGTTCTTGGCCTCCCGACAGCGCAACTGATAGCCAAACAGGGTACCCAGCCACTCGCTAAAGTCTGCCTCTGTCAGGTGGCCGATCTGGTTCTTGCCCTTCTTGCCGCCCCTCCCCTTACTACTGCCGCCATCCTGGCCGCCTCGGCCACGGCGCGGCCGCTCGGCAGCGGGTTCATCGCCACTCTCGTGGCTGGCGGTGAGCGCCTGCTGGCGTTCCGCCCACTTGAGGGCTTTCTCTTTGAGGCTGACATGGTGGCCGATGAGTCGATCCAGCTCATCCTGCTCGCCCGGGGTTTTCTTCTCGCGATCCAGCAGCACATTGACCCGCCGGGCGATGGCATCCTCCACCGCCTCATCCGTGAGCAACTCCCGCCAGCCGAGCTTCTCGGCCCAGTAGTAGACAATGCGACAGGAGTTGAGCCCCAGTTCGTCCTTGATCTCCTGGGGGGTCCATCGCTTAAGGTAGAGTCCCTTCGCAGCCTTGCGGATCTCTTCGGGATACGCCATGGCGCCTCCATCGATATGAATGATGGCGCCATCATAGCCAGCCCATTACCCCCACTTATCCCACTGATGTTCTGAGCAATTCGGATATCCCACTGGATCCGAATCCCCCCGAACACAACTGGATGAAACCCCCTCGCCGACCCGATAGCCTGAGCCCGCATCTTATTGGGAGCAGGCATGAACGAATCAACCTTGAGAACTGGCTGGGTCTGTATCGCCACCGAAGGCTATTACCCGCGACTGGCTCACCGACATGGCCGAGACCTACGACCCAACCTATTACACCGCCGTCATCTGGCCCGAGCACGATCGCTGGTCCAGCTATGGCACCGTGCAGGCGCTCAAGACCGAAGAGGCCGATGGCAAATTCAAGCTGTTCGCCATCCTCTGCCCCAACCGGGATCTCATCTACTGGAACCAGAGCGGCCAGTATCAGTTCTGCTCCATTGAGCCATTCGAGCAATTTGCCGATCTCGGCCGCACCTACTTGATTGGCCTGGGCGTTACCGACCAACCCGCCAGTACCGGCACCACCTACCTCAAGTTCAGCAACAGCAACAAGGGCCAGACCGTCGGCACCAGTGAGCCGCTGGATCTCTCCATGCTCACACTGCCCAAGCACGAAAAGACCGATGGCTTCATGGCCAAATTTTTCAGTTTTATGGCCAGCCATGGTGAACCTGCCCCCAAACCTACCCCCAGCCACCCCGAGGATGAGGAAATGAAACCAGAACAGTTCGATCAAATGCTGGGGGCCCTGACCGGCCTTGGCGACAAGATCGATTCTTTCAGCGTCAAGCTGGAAACCCAACCGGCCCCCGAGCAGCCCACCGCCCTGGTCACCGATCCCGCCACCGTTGACGACAAGCCANGNATCACCGCCGAGCAGTTCACCAAGTTGGAGCAGACCCTGACCGGCCTGACCGACAAGTTCAGCGAGCTGAACGGCAAGATCGACCAGTTCTCTGTCGAGAAGCCGGGCCAACGCCCGGGCGCGCTCGGCGGTGACGATACCCCCACCGCATATTAAGGAGCGACCGTGAGTCAGACCCTAACCGTCCAGGCCCGTCAGCGCCTCGAAAAATACAGNGCTGCCCTGGCCAAGACCTATGGCATCCCCGTTAACGTGCTGGACAAACAGTTCAGCGTCATCAGTGGCCCNGTGGAAACCGGTCTGCGCGCGGGCCTGCTCGCCTCTGTCGAGTTCCTCGGTCTCATCACCTGTATGGATGTGGANCAGATCAAGGGCCAGGTGGTGCAAGTCGGCATCGGCAAGCTGTTCACCGGCCGCAAGAAAAATGGCCGCTTCAACGGCAAGATCGGCGTGGATGGCAACACCTACGAACTGAGCGAGACCGATTCGTGTGCCTCGCTCGACTGGGCAACCCTGTGTGTCTGGGCCAACGCCGGCAACGAGGGCGAGTTCATCCGCCTGGTCGGTGAGTTCATCAACACGGCATTCGCCCTCGACATTGTGCGGGTCGGCTGGAATGGCGTTTCTGCCGAAGAGACGACCGACCCGGAGAAAAACCCGCTGGGTGAAGACGTCAACAAGGGGTGGCACCAGATAGCCCGTGAGTGGAACGAAGGCAGCCAGATCATCAAGGCCAAAGCCGGCGAGAAGATCCGCTTCGACCCGGACGGCAAGGGCGATTACAAGACCCTGGACGAGATGGCCTCCGACCTTATCAACACCACCATCGATCCGCTGTTTCGCCAAGACCCNCGCTTNGTGGTNCTGGTCGGTACCGAACTGGTGGCGGCGGCCCAAGCCAAGCTCTACAGCGAAGCCACCAAGCCGAGTGAGCAGATCGCCGCCCAGAAGCTGGCCGAGTCCATCGCCGGGCGCAAGGCCTACATCCCACCCTTCTTCCCGGGCAAGCGGATGGTAGTCACCACTCTGGACAACCTGCACTGCTACACCCAGCGCGGTACGCGCAACCGCAAGGCCGAGGATAACCAGGATCGCAAGTGCTTCGATAACCAGTACTGGCGCATGGAAGGCTATGCCCTGGGCGAGCACCTGGCCTATGGCGGCTTTGAAGAGGCCGACATCGAGATCGGCGCCGCGCCGGCAGTGCCCGAGGCCTAAGCCATGAGCTCACCCGGTCAACGTCACAAGCAACGCGTGCAAGCCATGCAAGGGGCGCAGCAAACCGCCAGCTCAGGCATCGCCACCGGCGCCGTGGCGGACAGCCTGCACCTGCAGATGATTGCCCTGGAACAGGACATCGTTCGGCTGCGCAAGCTGGCGCGCATTGGGGATCGGGTGAACATGAAACGCGATGAGCTGATGCCCAAATACCGTCCCTATGTGGAGCGCTATCTGGCCGCTGTCGCGGAGTCGGGCCAGCCCTACCAGAACGAGCTGTTTCAGCGCCTCATCATCTGGGCCTTTGACGTCGGGGACTTTGATGCCGGCATTGCCTGGGCAGAGCTCGCCATTGCCCAGGGCCAGCGCACCCCGAACAACATCAAGCGCGACTGGGCCCACTTTGTGGCCGACACCGTGCTGGAGTGGGCCGAGAAACAAGCGGCCGAAGGCCATGCCGTCGAGCCCTGGTTCTCCCGGGTGTTTGACAAGGTGCGCAATGACTGGCGCCTCAACGAACGGCTGACCGCCAAGTGGTTCAAGGCGGCAGGTTGTCTTCTGCTGCGTGACCATGACGGCCAACCCCGCCCCAGCGCCGTGGGCAACAGCGCCACTCTGGAGCAAGCCGATCACTGGCTGGCCCAGGCCGACCAACTGCACGGCAAGGTGGGCGTTGGCACCTTGCGCCAAAAGATTGCCATGCGCCTGCGGGTGCTGAACCCAGAGCAATAACGACTATCCGCGCCACCGCACCCCGGCGCGAATGCCATGGGCAGCCTATGGCTAACCCAGCGGCAATTGCGTGGCTTCAGGGGTGCTCCATTTCAACCAACCAGCGAGGCACGCCATGTTTGCAGGCAAGAACGTCGACTACAGCGCCGCCACTATCCGCAATGACGGGTTCTGGCCAGATGTGGCCGTGGCCGATTTTGAGCGCCGCCGCGCCCTGCCTGCCGATCTGGATGCCCAGACCACCGGCGCCGCCCTGCTGGCAGCCGTCTCTGAAATCAACCTGCAGCTGGTGAGCCACCAGGCCGCGCTGCAGGGCAAGGGCTACACCAGCGCCGCCGAGGTACCCGGGCCAAGTCTGGAAGGCGGCAGCAATGCGCTGACCGAGCAGTACCTGGCCGCGGTGTTTGCCCGAGCCAAGGCGGCGCTGCTGCCCGAATTCGCCAGCGTCACCGAGCGGGCCACCGCCAACAACCAGCTGGAGCGATCGCCAGACCAACGCGCCCAGCTACTGGCCGAGAGTCAGCAACGGGTGCGCAGCATCAAGGGCAAGCACAGGACGGGGGTCTCGCTGATATGAGTCACGATCTGCACGAGCAACAAGCCCAGGGCTACTTCCTGCAAGCGCTCCACGCCGAGCTGCTGCGAGTGCTGCCGGCCAAGTGCCACACCCACCTGGATAGCTGGATGGAGAACGGCACCATCCGGTTGGAGCCCAAAAACATGGGCCCCACCGGGGTGGACGTGGCCTGGCTCACCTATCAGGCGGTGTTCACCATCGAGCAACTGCCGTTTCGCGAGCTGGATCCCGCCATTGTGCTGGCCGCTGTCGCCGCCTGGGTGCAGGAGCATGACGCAGTCCGCGAGCAGTTTGCGCTGCCCGATCCCGAATACGCCGTCACCCCCAACGATGAAAAGACGGCTGACCTTGAGATCCAGCTCCCCTTTACCGAGCCGCTGCGCCTGGTGGAGCACCCGCAAGGCCCCATCAACTGGCTCGGCAAGCACTGGAACGTGGCCCCCTATGACATTTGGGTCGCCGAGCAGATTGACCTGAATGTGGGGAACACCGGCCACCACAGTGTCGGGGCCTAAGCATGATCAGCATCACCCTAGACAGTCGCCGAACCCAGGAGCAGCTCAAGCTGCTGGCCCTGTCGCCCAAGCAGCGCAAGCGCCTGGTGTGGCGGGCAGCGGCTGAGCTCAAGAAGCTGGCCGCCCGTCACGTGCGCCAACAGCAAGACCCCAACGGCAGTGCCTGGGCTCCGCGCAAACGGGGCAAGCGCAAGATGCTGCGCGGCCTGCCCAAGCTGTTGGAGATCCACGCCCCCCGCCAGGACGTGGCAGAAGTGGGCTTTAAGAAAGGCCCCATGAGTGCCCACGCTGGGGTTATCGCCAACACCCACCAGAAGGGGCACACC